TAGTTTCCCGACGGCGGGGGATGTGACCGCGAACAACGCTTACATGATCACTACTTCGGTGGCAAGCATTGCCGCCGTTCTTGCAGACACGACCGGCAAGAGCTATTTCAGAGACGCGGCGAACAATGTCATCTGGGTTCGTCCCACGAATCGTTCCAGCGATGGATCGTCCGCCTTGACCGCAAACATCGACTACTCGCAACTCGGCATCTATGACAGACAAACCGTCTACATTTCTGCATAGTCGACGGCAGCGCAAATGATTCAATCGGGCCAGCTCACTCAGGTCGTCACGCTGCAACGGCAGTCGACGACCACCGATCGCTTCGGCCAGCGCGTCGAATTCCCCGCCGTCGCCGACGTTGCCGCGCGCGTCAGCCCGTTCAAGGGCCGCGAGTTCTTCTCGGCCGGCGCGATGCAGTCCCCGGCCACGCTCGAGATCGAGATCTACTACCGCCCGGACATCGACGCCAGTTGGCGGCTGACGTGGATGGGCAAGCAATACGAGTTGATCGCCGAGCCGATCGACACCGATGCGACGCACGCGTCGCTTGTCCTCATGTGCAGGACGGTCGCCGCGACATGACCATCGAAGTGCAGATCGAAGGGCTGGCCGACCTCGTTGCGACGATGCAGCAATTGCCCGACAAGCTGCGCAAGCGGGCGCTGCGGAATTCGCTCGCGGCGGGCGCGCGCGTCGTTCGCGACGCAGCGCGTGCGAAGCGCCGCGCCGATTCAGCGACATCCTCGATCCTGAACACGAGCTCCGTGCCGTGGCGGCATGGCACGGTCGAGAAGGCGATCTCGGTGCGCACGTCGAAGGAATCGCGACGCGCAGGCGACGTGGGCGTGTTCGTCAACGTCAAGCCGGTGCACCCGGGCGGGCGCGACGATCCGAACGATCCGTTCTACTGGCGCTGGCTGGAGTTCGGCTCGACGCGCATGGGCCGGCCGTACAAGCCGTTCCTCAAGCCGGCCGCGAACATGCTGTCGCAGGCGCTCGACGTGTTCACCGTCGAGTTCGGCAAGCAACTGCAGAAGCTCGACGCCAATCCGAGGGACCCGCTCTGAGAGGGCGCGATCGTGAACGCGAGGACGACCCCCGAAATAGCCCCCCCGATCGCGTCAGGACGCGCAAGGCGACGCGATCGACCCGCGACTAGGGGTGCCCTAGCGAGAACGCCCCCGATCGCGCCTTACGACGATCCGCCCGGCTACGGCGAAGCGGGCTATGACGACGCCGCCAGCGCAGCGGCCGCGGCGCTCGAAGCGGACCTGATCGCGCTGCTGCGCGCCGACCCGACGATCACCGCGCTAGGCGCGACCGCTGTCTCGCTGAACGTCGCCGACGAGAAGGTGCGCTCGTCATACATCACCGTCAGCGGCACGCACACCGTCACGCGTTCGATCGGCAGCGTCAAGTTCGCCGACGCCGTGACGTTCCAGATTTCTTGCTACGCGTCGACAGCCGACGAAGCGGAGACGTTGGGCGACGCAGTCGAGGCGCTGCTCTACACGACGGGCGACGACTTGCGAATGACGACGCGCAGCAATCGTGTCGACTTCGAAACGCTGCTCGACGTGTCCGAATTCACCGTCGATGGGCTGTTCGACGCCGAATCAAGCCCGCACGTGTGGCGCGCGCAGGAATGGCCGCACGTCGTCAGCGAAGCAGCCGCGCAACTGCAGGCGCTGCTCACGGAGAACATTTCCGCGCCTGTCATCCTCAACGCAGCGGATGAGAAGACGCTTGCGCCGTACGCGGTGATGAACGCGACGCAGGGCCCGCAGCACACCATCGGCGGACAAGCGACCGCGGACCTGATCACGTTCGCGATTGCGTGCTGGGGCACGACGGCGGACGAAACCGAACGGCTGGCGGACGAAGTCGAGAACGTGATCTACAGCACGTCGCAACTGCGCATGGTCAGCCGCACGACGGGGCTGGATCAGGCGACAGGCGACGACGTTGCAGTCGTCACGGTGGATTGCTGGCTGAACGAAGGCGAGTCGATCGGCGGCATCGTCGGCAGCACGTTCGATGTCGCGGGGTTCGTCGCCGATGGCTACGACGAGAGCACAGCGATCGCAGCCTACGATGTCGCGGGTTTCGTGGTGGCAGGCTACGACGAAGGCGACACGGCGACGGCGGCGCAGGCATACGACGACATCGAATACGGCGTCGCGAGCTATGACGGCGGCGGCGACGTGTCGCAGCAACCGCCGTCGATTCACACGCCTAGTACCGCTGTCGCGGACATGATCGCGATGCTCGCTGCTGCGCCCGCATTGCAGGGCCTCGACGTGATCATCCTCAACGCAGCCGACGAGAAATCGATCGCGCCCTATGTCGTCGTGACCGCGACGATCGATCGCGAGCACTTTCTCAGCGGCGATGTCGCTGCGGACCATGTCACGTTCACGATCTCCTGCTGGGCGCACGACGCCGACGAGGCGGAGCTTATCGCCGACGCCATCGAGCAAGTGTTCGCGACCGACACCGACGATCTCGACGTGCTCGATCGACGCGGCGGCTTCGATCAAGCGACCACAATGGACGTGGCGATTCTCACCGCCGATCGCTGGGTCTAGACTCGCGCCGCGAGGAATCGGCGCTTTTTCCAAAGGGGAAATTTCATGACAACCAACGTCAAGGGCCGTGGAGTCCGAATCGAAATAGCGGAGACATACGGGGCAGGTATTCACGTGACCGCTGTCACCAACGCCAAGCCGGCTGTCGCGACGGCAGCAGGGCACGGCCTCGCCAATGGCGCGGCTGGCTACTTCGACAATGTCATTGGCATGGATCAACTGACCGGACAGGCGATCCAGGTCGACAACACGACGGCGAGCACGTTCGAATTGCCGGGATTGAACACGACGCAGATGGGCGTCTATCAGAGCGGCGAGTTCTTCGCGGCCTCGACGTGGGTGACGCTCGCTGAAGCGACGGCGTACACGATCGGTGGCGGCGCCGGCACCAAGCTGAACGCCACGCGACTGATCGACACGATCACGCAGGAAGAACAAGGCAACCTCGCCGCGCAGACGTTTCAGATCAAACTGCTCGCGCAGACCGTGCCCAGCGTCGCCGGAGACATGCTCGACCAGCTTGCGCAGGGAAGCGGTGTCGCACTCGTTCGCGTGACGTTGGCTGACGGCGCACAGCGCTTGTTCTACGGCGAGCCGTCGTTGTCGGGCGAAGACGTCGGCCAAGGCGCGCTCGGCCTCGGCACGATCGATTTCACGGTCAAGGGTTTCGTGCTGAAGGTCGCCGCAGCCGCGTAAGCACATGGCGAGCACGGAAGCGAGGAACGCACAACTGCTGCGTCAATTGCGCGCAGCGAGAACCTTCTGGCACGAACTCGACACGCCACCGCGGCGCGCGTTGCAACTACGACGACCGACCGAAGATCAGCTTGTCTCGTGGCAGGACGTGTTCACGGGCGACGTGAAATCCATCGGGCGATTGAGACAAGCTGCACGCGAAGTCGTCGTCGGTTGGCGCGGGTTCACCGAGGCCGACATCCTCGGTCCCGCCATTGGCAGCGACACGCCAGTGGAATTCGATCCCGATCTGTTCATCGAGTGGGCGACCGACGACCTGATGATGCTCGCCGACGTTTCGAACAAGGCAGTGCAAGCATTCATCGATCACCGCGACAAGAAGGCAGCAGCAGAAAAAAACTGACGGACTTCCTCGACGCGCAGGCCGGCATCGTGTTCGAAGGCGAGGATGCACCAGTCCCCACCGCCGCATCGAGGAAGGTAATGCACGTGGCCTTGATGCTGGCAAACGGGGCGGGCGGGTTCGACTGGTCGGCGCTCGATCTCGCCGTCGCGATGTACGAGGTAGAGAATGTCGAAGAACTTCTCGACGGTCTCCTCGCGATCAAGGTGTGGCGTCCGCCGAACAAGGAGTAACGCATCATGGCGCTCGCAACGCTCTCGATCGATCTCGTCGTCAAGCTGGCGCAGTTCGAATCTGATCTGAAACAAGTTGCCGCCGCGAGCCAGCGGACGGCCGATCAGATTACGTCGGCGTTCAAAAACGCTGGCACTGCGATCGAAGACATCGGCAAGGAAATCCTCGGCTTCGTCAGCGTCGACTGGTTCGTCGACATGATCAAGGGAGCGGTCGAGGCGCAAGCCGAACTGCTCAAGTTGAGCAAGGAAGTGCAGACGACGGTCGAAGCACTCGGCGGTCTTCAATTCGCTGCCAAGGAAGTAGGCGTAGCCACCGAAAGCGTCACGTCGGCGCTGGGCAAATTGAACGTGAACGTCGCGGCTGCTGTCGCCGGCAGTGCCAAGGCGGCGGACCCGTTCATCAAGATGGGCATCTCGATACAGGAATTGAAGACGCTCTCGCCGGATGAAGTGCTCGGAAAAATCGCGGACAAGTTCGGCACGTACGAAGAAGGCGCAAACAAGGCGGCGCTCGGCAACGCGCTGTTCGGTCGCGGCTACAAAGAAATCCTCCCGTTGATCAACGAAGGGTCGGTTGCGCTGAATGAAAACTCTGAATTCTGGCGGAAGTGGAGCGGCGTCACCACCGAAAGCGCGAAAGCGTCGGAGGGTCTGTCGGCGAAATTCGGCGAGTTCTGGCTGGTCACGAAATCGTTCTGGACGCATCTCGTCAACGAATTGAATCCAGCGATGGGTACGCTCGTCGATCACCTCACCGATGCATCGACGAAGTCCAACGATTCGAAGACCGCTGCACAAAATCTCGCGCAGTTGTTCAAGTCGTTCGCCGAGGCCGTCGCGCTCGTCGTCGAGCAGATGCGCCTGCTCAACGCCGACTTCGACTTGCTGACCGGCAAGACGACGACATTCGCGACCGCGCTGAAAAACGCGAGCAAGGAATTCACCGCGACCGACTGGCTGACCGACCCGATGGGCACGCTCGTCAAGACAGTGGAGAACGCCACCACGCGCATCACGCCGGCACTGCGCAACATCAGCACCCAGTACAAGAACGCTACGGCGCAGATCAAGCAGGACACCGACAACTTCATCCGCGACATGGAGGCGAAACCGACGCCGGACATCAGCTCGGCGATCGCCGCTGCTGGCGGCGCGAGCGGGAAAATCCAGGCGCCCGGCCTCGATCCGAAAGCGGCCGCGGCAGCTGCTGCGCTTCAGAAGGCGTGGGACGCTATGACGAAGAAACTGCTCGACGCGCAGATCGCAGCCGACAAGGCAGACACGGCGTTCAAGACATTGCGGACGACGCAGGAGCTAATCGCGAGCGACCCGAAGCTGCAAAAGGCGCCCGACGCGCTCAAGGCGCAGTGGGAAGCGGCCGCGCTAGGCGCAGACAAGACGACGATCGCCTACAAGAGCAACAAGGAAGCGATCGACCTGTACGTCAAGGCAGAGACAGCGGCGATCGAGGTGGCGCGCAAGTTCGACGATGCGCAGAAGCAGCAGATCGAGACGTTGCTCAAGAACACGCCCACCGAGCAAGCCGCTGCACTCACGGACTTGGAGGACAGGATTCGCAAGGCCGGCTATTCGGCGTCGATCACTGCTGAATTGATCAATCAGATGTACGGCATCAAGCCCGACCCGACGCTGGAAGCGTTGAGCGAGGTCGACAAGGCGGTGCAGGATCTCGGGCACACGATCCAGAGCACGCTCGGCACGGCGTTGCAGGACGC